TAAAAACGAAGCGTTATCTTTATGTCAAACATTAAGAAGAAGGAATTATAAGCCTGTAACTAGAACAGTTGATGGCGGCATTCGCGTTTGGGCAATGGAGAAATAAAATGAGAATGAGTAAGCAACACTATGAATTTATTGCAGACACGATTGGGCCAATGGTAGGTTGGCCCTCTCACTTACATTCAATAGCTGATGAGCTAGAGAAAACTAATCCACGTTTTAATCGTGAGAAGTTTCTGCAACGTGCAACCAAAGCTTGGGAGGACAACCATGACATACCAGATGTTGATGACTACATCCCTTATTGAATGCCCAGAGTGCTATGGTCACGGCACTCTGACTTACACTAGGTTTATTAGGCAAAGCTTCGATGTCGATATAGGCTATGAAGAAGAATACAAAGACACTTGCTGGAACTGCAATGGTGACTGTGAGATTGAGGTAGAACCAGAGGATCTTGACAACGATGACTGACTTGCTGCATTAGTGCAGTATGAAATCATATCTAAGATACTTACAAGACAGAGCAGACGAGACAGATGTTTCGCTGCTCACTTCTTTCAAACGAGCAAGCGTACCAACATCAACTTACTATCGCTCAATCAATGGAGACACAGAACTAAGATATGATACCGCAGTGAAAGTAATTAATGCTATCGAAGAACTTTACTCGATACAACAAGCCCGTCAGCATACCGAAGGACTACGAGCTTCTGGTCAAGATGTTAACCGCCGCTCGGTTAGAGCTAAGTTTAAGCCAAGAAGCATTAGCCCATAAGATTGGCTGCACTGTATCACTCATACATAAATGGGAAGCGCATAAGCGTTTACCCTCTGGGTTTATGCTTATGTGTTGGTTGGATGCGTTAGAGTATGACATCGAAGTCAAAAAAAGGCAGCGCGATTGATTGCATTGCATGCCAAACCACAACCACTTGGTTCGTTGCAATACTTAAAAACAATAGCGCAGCTACTTACGAGAAGCATTGGTATGTATGTCTTCATTGCTATGAGGAGGACAAATGGCAAACCGTAACAAGAACAAAGGAACTTACCACGAAAAGTGGTTCGTCGATTGGCTTACGAAAGCGAAGATCAAAGCGAAAAGGCAACCCCTCTCAGGCAGCTTGGGAGGAGAGTATTCAGGCGACATCAAGCTCGAACTCTTCGGACAAGAACTGGTGGGAGAAGTAAAGTATAGGGATAAGTCTAACTTCCCTAGCCCATTTACAGTATTAGATAAGCGAGACATTGCTTTCTATAAAAGACGGACAGGAAGTCCGCAAACTCTGGTCATCATGAGCGGTGATCAATTCCTTAAACTTATGGAGAACGCAAATGGAGAATCAAAACAAAATGATAAAAGCTCACCTTGAAAAAGGTAAGCGATTAACCTCACTAGAAGCATTAGATTTATTCGGCTGCTTTAGATTATCAGCTAGAATATCTGAACTTAAAACTTCTGGCTATCATATAGAAAAAACTATGATTGAACTTCCAAGTGGTAAAAAAGTAGCGGAGTATTACAAGCCATGAAGAAACCTAGATCATTAGGCAATGCAGTAGCCAGCAGTGTGTGGGACGCACATATTACCAAAGCTACAAGCTCACAGCACTATGCTAAAGAATACAAAAAGTATTCCTATGTACTGGATGAGTATGAGATTATAGCCAAGCGTATTAAAAACGGCGAGCCTGTTGGTGAGCCATACTTCAAGGGAGAGCAGCGAAAAAAGCTGCTTGAACTAACTGATCTTACTGAAGCTGACCTCAAAAAATATCTTGAGTAAGCTGCAAGTATGCAGTAGTCTAACCTATATAATAAAAGGAGAACTAATATGGATGATCGTATCTGTATGCATTATGTATTGTCTCGACTAGATGATATTATAAAAGCTGAAAGCATAGAGCTAAGTTATGAAATGGTTAGCTCACTTAAAGACGAGTTAATCTATAATTTAGGTGTTAATGCAAGGCTGCGTCATGGAGCGTAAAGGTTTCATAGGCGGCAGCGACTGCGTAAAAATTATGAATGGCGACTGGCTTGAGCTATGGCAAATCAAGACTGGTCGCGTAGAGTCAGACGACTTGTCTCGCAATATTGCAGTACAACTCGGTAGCTGGACTGAAGACTTCAATCTTGAATGGTTCGAGCATGAGCATGACTGCATACTGTCTGATCAGCAGCGTGAGTATGAGTTAGAGATTGGCATAGTGCCAGCCAAGGGTATAATTGATGCCAAGTGGGGCAGCTTTATAGTAGAAGCCAAGCATACCAATCCATACAAATCTATGGATGATGTCATTGAATACTACATGCCGCAAATACAACTGTACTGCTACCTTGCTAAAGCAGACGGTGCTTATTTCTCAGTAATTTTTGGCAACAGCAAATGGGAGTCAGCGCATGTCTCGTTCAACCACAAGTATTTCGATTTTATGTGGGCAGTGGTGTCAGACTTCTGGGGTTACGTTGTACGCGACGAAGAACCGATTGGTATTCAAACGCCAGACATCTCCATTGACAAGGTTGAGGTGGACAACATGGTCAAGCGAGACGCCAGCACAGACAACCAGTTCATCGACGCAGCAGTTACCTACATCAACGGTTATGAACACAACCGCGTGTTCGAGAACGCGAAGAAAGATCTCAAACAAATGGTCGGTAGTAACGAGCGAGAAGTTTACTGCGACCACCTTACAATCAAACGAGACAAGCGGGGATCACTCCGCATAACAAGGAGAACCAACAATGACTAATAACCTCAACATCTGGGACAAGCTGGCCTCTTCAGACCCCAAATATCTGAAGAAGGTCAGCTTCGGCAGCCGATCATTCACCGCCATCGACCCACAATACCAAGTCAAAAAGATGACTGAGCAGTTCGGGCCAGTCGGTGAGGGCTGGGGTTGGCACAACACAACAGAGATTGTGCCTGTGAGCAACGGAGACAGCGCTGTACTAGCTCATGTTACTGTTTGGCATGGCACACCAGCAAATTCATTTGGCCCCTTTACGGGGTGCCGTAAGTTCTTTGATGCAGCTAAGGGTCGTATGGCTGAGGATGCACCGAAGATGGCTATCACTGATGGCCTAACCAAAGCACTGTCGCACATTGGCTGTGATGCTGACATCTTCTTAGGTAAAATGGATGGCAATAAGTACGATCAAGACAGTGGTAACAAGAGCAGTGGCTGGTAAGTACACCAAAGAAAAAATCCAAAGAACATGGTGTCCGCGTTGTGGCGCGGCACCACGTACTCCCTGCAAAGATAATAACGGGAGAAATCATCTTGAAAGGATGCAAAACTATCAAGAGTTCATGAACAAAAAACTTAAAGACCACAAGAAAAGGAGCCAGAAGCATGGCAGATCAACAGTACGATGATACAAACAGAGGCGCAGCCTTCACACCATTCCCAACGCAGCAGATGATCTTACAAGGTAAGGTCAACGTCGAAGGCGTGGATTCAAAAGTAGTTCTTGTTAAAGACCAGACCAAAGACGGTCGTGGTATTGTCGAGGTCTATCAGAAGATGGCCGTAATGTTTGACAACGACAAGAAGGGCAATGATGCAGCACCCGATTACTCTGGCCCAGTTGGTGAAGACAAACGGATCGCTGGGTGGAGACGCATGAAAGATGGTAAACCTTATATGTCTTTTCAAATAAGCGACAAGCAACAAGGCCAACAGACTGCATCTTCCCCATTGCAAGAAGATAGCATTCCGTTCTAAGCTAGGCTTAGTTCTCCCGAGGAGCGTCCTGCCCTCCCTCACAACTGCCTCGCTTAGTCAGATCACTCTGCATAGCGGGGCTTTTTTTTACCCAAAGGAAATAACATGGAAACATGGGAAGAAATGACGCAACGTCATAAGCGTGAGAAACTACAGCTAGTAAAAGCACTGGCGCAATCTCGCTGCACTCAAACAGAAGCAGCAAAAATACTTGACGTAAAACTATCTGGCCTCAATAATTTCATTCATCGCAATAAAATATTCTGGCCTGTTATAGAGCAAGGAAGAAAGCAATGAAGATACACCGCGCACATGAAGTAGAGTTAGACTTCCTCAAGCGCAGAGTTGATACGCTAATCGATGAAGAAAACAGAACTGATCCACACCCAAATGTAAAACAAGATCTATGGGCAGCACGTTCTGAACTAAATCAATTTGTAAACAAACTAAGAAAAGAGGGCTATCACATATGAATGAGAAATTACTAACCGCAATGCTTGAAGATGCAAAGCAAGTTAATAAAAGAGCTAGAGAAAGAGATGGGCAAAGCCGATTCTTAAAACAAAACAATACTGATTATTATATGGGCGGCAAAGACGCTAAGCCAGAAACAAAAGAAATAATCAGACTAGCCTTAGAAGGCAAAGACAAAGACTCTATATGCAGACGCATGTCCTTCATGGGATACAGTCGCGCTTTAACTATAAAGACTTTATCTCGTCACTCAGATAAAATTAACAAGGCTAAAGCATTAGCTCAAAATGAGGGCCATCAATGAATGGCCTTCTACCCTGCTCTCTGCGTCTATCAACATAAGCATTCATCGCTTCTTCAGCAGTTCCGTCCCAATCAGCAATGCTATCAATATGCCAAGCAGCACCCCAACGCACACGACAACCAACAAGACTGGCTGCTTCTCCCATTGCATCAGCCAAGTCATCATATAAATTCAACTCCCAAGATCCACGCCCATTAATATAAGCCATTAAATCAACAGCCAAACCATCCAAATGCTTTGACTTCATAGTTTGACTAGCGCCCTTAGCGACTAATTCTTTCTGCTGCTCTACAGTTCTCATGCCTTGAATAACACCAAAGTCAGTTTTCGTTAAAGTAATAGCCATCTTAACTACAGAAACCAAACGCTCATCAACGCCTTCTAACTTATCAAGGCTGCGTCTGCTTAATTTAAACTCACTCATTTCTTTAATCCTTTCATAGTCCGGATTCCAAAGCTTGCTGCTATTGAAGCATACATTCCCCACTGCACCCAGAGAGGTGTGGTTTCTAAGTTAGCAAAGCCCCTTGCCATTACATCTTGCATAGAAGGAATGAAGTTCATACAAAGAATAGCTACAAAAACTATAGTCCATAGCTCATCTTTCCAAGAATCCTTCGATGCTTCTATTGCTGACTGCTCCCAGTCCATCTCACCAGTAGCTTGCTTAAGTTTGATCTCCGCATTAGCCTTCTGGATTGCAGTCTTACCATCTAAATAACTGGTAGCTAAGCCACCAACTGCACCTATAATCTGACCAATCATTTCTCATGCCCTACCCATACTGCAAAAGCGCCCGTGAGAGCGCCTGTAACGGTCGCTGTGAGAGCTGTTGCCTGTGTGCTTACCACATCCTGCGGCAAAGACATAAACCATTCTATGACGCGGATATACATAACAGTCATAACAAGCATCATAAGTCTTGGCATTAGCTTCCAAGCCAATATCTTTTCCATAGCTATTGTCATTTCATTCCTTTCAAAAACTCAGTCAGAAAATACAAAACAGCAAAGCCACCAATGCTTAGAGTAGAAATCAATCCCCAAGATATATATTTAATTGTAGCTGCTATTTGTTTCTGGCGCTGCTCAGCTTCCTTCTTGCGCTGAACTCGCATCTTAGCTTCAAAGTCAATAAACTTATCCCAAGTGCCGGGCTTGGCGTATAAGCGACAAAGGCTTTCTAATTCCTTGCGCTTCTCTGCCATCTGCTCAAGGGCCATAAACTCATCGAAGTCATCAGCAGATTTGCCCATGACTTTAGAAAACAATCCATCTTTCTTTCGGTTGCCTCTAGCTCTTAACTCTTCTTCTGCACCCACCAATGACTTAAGTGGTGAAAGCAAGTCAGAAACTTCTTTTCCGTTAGCTATAAATTTAGATATCGTAGCGTAAGCTGCATTCGCAGCCGCTAACTCAGCCAACATAACTTACCCCATCATATTCATGCGAAGAAGAAGCGCGATGATAAACGCACTTGTTGCAATCACAACAGCCTCAAGGCGCTTAACTCTGTTAAACAAATCTTTGAATTGAATTTCCATCTCGGTTTTTATAGCCACGACTTCTTTCTCCAATCCATCAATGCGAGTATGTGCTGATTGTACAGTGCGTTTATCCATTGTCTTTACTCTAAGTTTTCTTTCAACTTAGCCATGAAGAACTCACGACCTCCTTGAAGTTGCATTAAATTAAACTGAGCACTAGCAATCTTTTGATCCAAAGAACCTATATGATTTATACAAGTCTTTGCCTCGTCTGATAATTGATCCTCAGTGTATTCTACTTCGTCAATCGTAATGACCTTTTTTTCTTCAGTCACGTTGATCTCCTTTCAGGTTATGCTGCCCACGGAACTCCGCTTGCAGACGTTGGATTAGCTATTGCATCAATCTTATTAGCAATAGCAGCTTCAGTATCAGCTTGTGATACATGACCCCAGACCCAGCCTTGAGCTTGAGCCTCAGTAATATCATCATACGGTGTGAAGTCAGAAGCAGAGGCATCGTAGGTTAAACCACAGGTGCCATATGAGCTTGCTGAGTTGCCATCATCATCAACGCCTGTGCAGCGCCAATGAGCAATGTAGACGCCACCGTCAGCGATTTCGTGTTCCAATGTTGGAATAGTCCAAGTGTAAGTAATAGCCATAGTTCTTCTCCTTTAGGCGTTTTCTAAGGCAGTGATACGTGCCTCTAGTTCTTGAATTGTAGCAA